TAGTCTATATTGTCTTTAAATAATTGTATAACTTTTTGAGAAATTGGAATTTTCCTAATTCCTGATAATGTTTTACTTTTTCTAATATAGATTACATTCTTATCTAAATCAACATCTTTAGTTTTTAAATTTATAAATTCGCTAATTCTAAGCCCTGTATAAATCAAAATTAAAGTGCCATATGTCATTTTTTTAACGAATCTGTTATCAGAATCTAAGTTATCAAAGAGTGTTTTTATTTCATCAGTTGTAAAAATTTTTCTCTTAATAACTTTTTCATTTTTTCCAAGTTCAATAAATTTTATACGATTAGTTTCTATGAATTCGTTTTTTAAAGCGAATTCAAATATCATATTAAAAATGCTCTTAACAAAAGACTTTGTTCCATAAGAATTATCCATATCATCAAAAAACTTTTGTAATGTATATAATTTTAATTCTTTTATTTTAACCTCATCAAACACATCTATTTTTTTTAATTGAAATTCCAAGTTTTTCAAAGTAACACTAGATACTGTTTTAGAATATCCTTTATACCATAAATCTTTTACATCTTTAAAAGTCTTACCACTATAAAGAGTTGGATTATTTAAATATCCTAACAATTCTGTCTGTGCTTCTTTTCTAGTTTCATATGTTCCTATAATTTTTCTTTTTTGCTTTCCATCTACAAAGCCTATTGTAACTCTTGCTACCCAGCATTTCCTCCTTTTTCCACTAAGTTTATATACACTGCCTGATCCGTTTTCATTCTTCATTTTATCCTCCTTTAAAAAAGAGGGAGTTTATATAATCTTACTCCCCCTTTTGATTTTTGTAAACATCTTTAATTGCTTGGATAATATTCGTGGAAAAGTTTTTTACTAATTTTCCCACTTGAAAGAGCTTTTATATCTAGCTTATTTTTTTTACAATGTATTTTATTCATCTTGTCTATTATTCTGTAAGCAGTTGCTCTAGAACATTTTAAAAGCTCCATTACTTCCTTAGCATTGTATGTTAAAGCTTCCATTACTCAACCTCCACAAACTTATAACTGTTATTTTCTTCGTTGCCTTTAAATAATTCATCAAAAAATTCTATTCCATTTGCATAAATAGATTTTATAACTCTTTTATTATGGATTTTTTCTTCTCTTACAAGTTGCCCATCTTTATTAAAGTAAACATATATCTTTAAATTAAAGCTTCTAGCAACTTTCTTACCTTGTAATATCAATTCTCTAGCTTCTTTATAATGCAACTTTTTCATTAATTCCACTCCTTGCCTATTCTCTCTAAATTCTTATTAAATTTTTTCCAATAAACATCTAATATATCATTTTTTGTGTATCCATAATTATTAGAAACTACCATTAAATCTAATACTAAAAACTTTAAAAAAGCATAATCCATTACTGGAGCTTTTAAATCAAAAATAACATCTAGAACATTTATATCACCACTGTATACTAAATTCCCATCATTTAAAAATTTATCTAGTTCTTTTCTTTCAAGAGTGGTAATATCTCTATTTTCATAAGAATAATTGACCAATTGAGCAGTAAAAAACCATATATCTGTTAACTCTTCAAGTTCTTTTTCTTTATTATGTATATGTTTTTTCCAAGTTTTATGACTATCCTTAGTTTCTTCATCAAATTCTATACACTCAGCAATTAAAGACTTTTTAATATCTTTAATGCCTCTGCTTCTAAAACTGCAGATTTTACTATCTAAATATTTTTGTAATTCAAGCATATCTAAAAAATTTTCAGGCTTTTTAATCTCCATTATCTCACTTCCTCACAAGTTGCTGTTTCTCACCAACTATATATACTTCATTATGATATGGCATTTGCACTTCTATCCCTACTATTTTGATTATTTCTTGTGTCATTATTTATCTCCTCCAAGTTTCTCTATTTGTTCTTTTAATTCAATTAGACACTTATCACATATATCAATTATTGTACCTCCACTAGAGTTTTCTGCTCTAATTTCTAGTGCATTTACATTATTAGTACTATTACAACAATTGCATCTAATCCCATAAAATCTATATCTTGTTGTTTTGTCTATTTCATTATTTTTAATTAGTTTAATCATTCTCCAATTTCTCCTGCTCTTACTCTTTCCCAAAACTTGTCTAGTTCAATTTTTACTTTTTCTGCTTCTTCTTCAGTTTTGAAGTAATTCCCCAACTCATATCTCCTTTGATCTTCTAGGAAATAGTTATCTGTAGTTTCTGCAATTTCATTATCTCCAAATATAGTGAAATATTTATCACTTCTTTTGCCTCTCCATCTCTTAGATATTCCAAAATGTTTCTAAACTTTCTACAAGAATATTTTTAATAGTAAAGCAATCATTTTCACTATTAAGATGTAAATCAAAACAGTGTATAGTGTCTGAAATATAAGTTTTAAAACTAGGAGCTTCATAAAGTATGCTGTTAGTTTCTAAGTTCGAACTATTTGCATACCCGAAGTAGTATTTCTTTTTTTCTTCTATAACTTTTCTATTCATTTTTGTTACTTTAGCTAAACTGTATGTATCATTAATCTTAGTTATTTCTATCTCTAAAACCTTTTCTTTCTTCATTACTTCCTCCTATTTTCCATACTTTTAACATCTTCCCAACGTCAGGAAGATGTTAAACTTTAGATTTTTACGACTGTTTCCAAAATTGAAATGGTCGTTATTCCTTTGTTTATAAACCTGTTTTTTCTTTATCTGTAAAAATCATAATTTCTTTTTTATCTCTATAACAAATATAACTAACTATTTTTTCAGCTAAATCATCAACAACTTTATCGTCTAGTTTTACCATTTCTCCGTTTAATTCAAAAAAAACTCCATCTTTATTAATATTTATGTTCAGCATTACTCCTCCTTAAAAGCTTGAAAGTGTCCTTTATACACTCCCTTTAATTCTTTAACTTGTGCAGGTGTTAAGTATATCCCATTCAAATGATATTTCTTAACAAAATCTATACGACTGATACAATTATCAGCTTCATCGTGGTGCTCTCTACATAAGCACATCACTCTATAATTTAAGCCTGTATCACTTTTATATCCTGAGCTTCCAACTCTATCAAAATGCTGCAACTCTCCAGGCTTTCCACATATACAACATATTTTCTTTTTAAGTGTTACCCAAATAAAAGTATCTTGATAATTCTCTGCAAATAAATCTCTTATCTCCATTCTTAATGGGATCTCCCAATAGATAGCCATTTCAAACAGCCATTTTACAAAGTCATTAGCTTGTTTCTGTGTTAAAGAATTTAATGACAAACTAAAGCCTCCATTTTGAATTGCTAGGCTCTGTAATGCTCTTATTACATTGCTAGTCAATTCATCTACTGTTAGATTATCTTTATTCATTAAAGAAGAAATTAGGTACGCTTGAGCGTTTTTAACAGTATCAAAGCCTTTATAGACTTTTACGAACTCGCTTTTTAAAACTTCTTTAGTGTAAGCTAGTTCTATAAAACTTGGCTTCGCTCCTGGATTATTTCCTTGCCAAAAGTTAGCAAAATCATCAATTAGCCAATATATTAATTTTTGTGTTGCTCTACTGTATCCTAATTTCTCCATTTTCTTTTGCTCCTAATTATTTTTAATTTCCCCAATTACTTGTAATCCAGGTTGTCCCTCAAATATCCAAATTTCTTTTCCTGTTTCTGTTATAATTAGATAATCATTTCCATCACAATTTATGTTTGTTTCTCTTATTTCTTTTACAATTTCTTTATTACAACAATTTTTGCTTGAATTTATACCTTTTATTATTATTTCTTTTCCAACTTTATACATTGCTTCATAGTATGGTAATATTATGTCAAGTTCTATTATTTTTATTTTTTTCATTTTATCCTCCTATCCTATTTTTAAATTTTTATTTTCAACTAATCTAGCACCTTGAACTTCTTCTCCAGCTTTTAGAGAAGCTTTAATTTTTTCCTTAGATATTTTTTCAGTTGTTACAACTTCTATAAATTTTTTGTCTATCAAACTTTCATCATAGATTTCAGTACTTGTAGACTTAGTAAATTTAATATTTCCTAGTGTAGTTTCTATTTTTTCAATGCCATTTACTAGCATTGCACTCTTAATATAAGTCTTAAACTTATCCAAATTCTTTTTTAAATTATCTTTCATATCTTGTAGTCTTTTAATTTCAGTATCAAGAGCTTCAATAGTAAGCTCTTGATTTCTAACAACTGCTATTACATTTGCTGATTTATCTTTTAAATCTTGTGTTAGCTCCTCAGTCCATATTGCTAATTGATTTTCATTCTCAGTCATTTCGCCAGTTTCTGCATTAATACCTTGTTCTAAATATTCCATTCTTTCAATATAGTCATTAACTACATCGTAAAATTTTGCCATCATATCCTCCTATTTTTTTAGTTCATTATATATTTTTCTAAGTTCTTCAATATCTTTATGTGTATAAATTTCTTCTGTGGTTTTAAAATCTGTATGTCCTATAAGTTTTATTATAGATGTACTATTAGCATTAGCATTATTTAGCAATGTAGCAAACGTATGCCTTGTATCATGTATTGTGTGCTTCTGTAATTCTAGCAACTCCAACATTTGATTAAACTGTGTTGAAAAATTGAAATAAATCCCATTTTTTGATATAATTTATTCATTAAAGTAAAAATTTTAAGAATAATCGAGGAGGGTTGTTATGATAAAAAGAATAGATACAAAAAGTGGGAAAACAATTTCGTATGTATATAATTTAAAAGATGAAGATTATAGAATCGTGTCTGAAAGATTGGAAATGGATGAAGAAAAGATAAAAAATGTAATTGATGAAGAAACTTTTACTCCGAGAATTTCAAAATCAGACTGGGAAATTTATAAGCTGTATTATCCGACTGTGAAGAAACCTGTGATAGATAAAGAGGTTACATCTTATGAGATTAATCCAATTGTAATTTGTATGAGGGAGGATAAGGTTGTCATTTTAGATGATGACTATTTTGAAGATTTTTATGATTTTGTTGAAGAATATGCTGAATTGAGAGATGATGTTCTTGAGGAAAATCGTTTTTTTCTAAATATGCTTCATAAAATTTCTCAAAGTCTTTATAAATATGTGCGAATTTTGATTGGGGAGCACGACAAAATTGAAACAGTTTTAAGAGAGCAACAAAGTAACGAAAAATTGATTTCATTATCGGAAGTGGAGCAAGGTTTTTATGTTTACAATATTGCAATGAGAAACTTGAATTATGTTGTTGAAAATTTGAAAGAGGATGAACAATTTGATCAATATGAAGAATATATGACGAGAATTTTGCAAGAGATAAACTTTACACTTGATTTGTCGTCTTCGTACTGTGAAATTTGTAAAACAACACGAGAAACATATTCATCATACATTGGCAATAATATGAATATCACAATGAAAGTTTTGGCAGCGGCGACAATACTAATTACAGTTCCAAATATGATTTTTGGATTTTATGGAATGAATGTAAAATTACCACTTCAAGACACAGGATTTTGGGCATTAGTCATAATTTTTGTGATAATGGTAGCTTTGATGGTTGTATTGTGGAAGTACTTGGAAGATAAGGTTTTGTAATATGAAAAAAAATCTTGACTTTTTCACTTATGTACTGTATTATGTACATAGATGAAAGGAGTGATTTTTGTGACAAATACAAATGCAACTAATTTGAGAAAAAATTTATTTTCTTATCTAGAATCAGCGATTGACTATAACGATGTTATTAATGTGAATACAAAAAAAGGGAATGCAATTATTATTAGTGAAGCTGAATACAATGGTTTACTAGAAACTTTATACTTATTATCAGATCCAAATATGAAAGAAAAGATTGAAACTGCAAAGAATGCTACTGATGAAGATTATGAGGTTTTTGAATGGTAGAAGAATATAAGATTTATATTTTAAAGAAAGCTAATAAAGATAAGGAGAAAATAAAACAATTTCCAGCATTAAAAAATAATGTAGATAAATTGATAAATCTTATAAAGAAAAATCCTTTTCAAACTCCACCATCTTACGAGATTTTAACTAAAGATTTGAAGGGATATTATTCAAGAAGAATTCATAAACAACATCGACTTGTTTATGAAGTTATTGAGGAGGAAAAAAGGATAAATATTATTAGTATGTGGACACATTATGAATTTTAGTAAATTAAGTAAGGATTAGTTTTTGCGTAAAGCGAAGGTTAATCTTTTTTAATTTTTGTATTTATTTTCTAAGTTATAACTGATAAAATTGAAAAAAATAA